CTGACCTTTAACTTGTTCCATTGCTTGATAGCACATGGTTAAGGCTTGGGCGATTGGGGTTATATCTACTAAGTCAATAGCCCCTTTCATGCCTTGTTTCTCAGCAAAAGCAGCCCAGTTCTTAACAGGTATTAAGGTATTGTTCTCACCCTCAGAGAATAAGCGGGACAAGGCAGGTTCGGCAGCGTCATAAACACCCCGTACTTTTAAAGCATTAATAAAGCCATCTATGCGGTTTGCCAGCGTGTCTAATTGATTAGCTTGGTCTTGGTATAGAACAAAGTCAGGAATTGGCTCTAGGCTATCTGTAGTCAGCGTAGCGTACATTGGCTTAGGACATGGGAAGAAACCTTCTAACTGTAGTGGGTCATCCTTTTCGTCAAGAATTTCACCCATTGACTTGCTAACCCAAAAGACTTTACCTTGTTCTTTATCCCAAATCTCATAAATACAGGCTTGATGGTGTTCAATCGCCATCTGTTTTTGTGCCCATTTATCGCTATCAGGCTTGGTGTCTAGCGGAATCTTACCGCCTAATTCTTCACCAAAGCGGTCAATCAAGGCTTGACGGCCCATATAAACTTTACGCCATATAGCCGTTACTTCTTCCCAAGTACGAGCAACAGTATGACCAAAATCACGCCAATGGACATAATCAACTGGGGCACACTCATACTCAATTCGTTCTTGCGACTCCACCAGTTCAGCGTTTTCCGTTTCTGCTTCATCGGCATCCTCTGTAATCTGTAATCCATTACCTACATCTTGACCTGCTACACCTGTGTTTAAGTCGTTTTGCTCTGCAACAATATGTGGCTCATATCTAACCCATGCCGTACCTCTACCGCCTAAAAGTCGGTCTAAGACTGCGTTTTCCATAGCAGCACGATAGTCATGGTAATGCTCAACCTCGTACTCTAATGCCCGTTCTAGCATCATAGAAGCGACTCGACCTACTGGGTCGTTATCTCTAAATCTACGACTTACATCAGGGCGTGGCAGTCTAGCAAAGATAGCGGGTCTAATAGTTTGAACATTTGACCAAAGGATATTAAAGCGAGCATTAGGGTTATTCCTAGTACGGCTGTCATCTCGATAACGCTTAATGATTCGGGGAACTCTTGCTTCCCATTCCCTAAATGACTTGTCATACTGAGCAATGGTGTTATACCAATCCTCGTAAGTTTTATTAAGCGTATCGTGCATACTTATTCCTAGGTAAAGTTGCCGATTGCTACTACTTCAGCACCAGCACCCGTTGTTATCTTCCAAGCACCATTAACTGATTTAGTGTTGACTTCTACAGAATAGACACCGATTGCACTATTGGCGGCTACTAATGTATGGGATGTAGTGCTGTCTAACAAGGCTACAGTTCCAGTAGCTGCTGTAGTAACTGTAATAATTAAACGATGTAAATAATCACCTGTTGCACCTGTTGTTCCTAATACTTGGGCGGTTTGTGATGCGGCTACATGTTCATATTTAAAGCCATATTGGGCTGCGATTTCAGGCATTTTAGATTCTCCTATCTTGGGTTTTGGGGGTGGATTTCCACATTTCTTCTAGCGTTGCTTCATTCTGTCCAACACTAATGCCACGCATTGGTTGATTTTGTTTAATAGTGTCTGCTTCATCTTGCCAAGCCACAGCCAACATTCTGAAAGCGTCTGAACCATGACTTGTCCAATCATGGCGAGGTTTATCTCGAAATACTTTCTTATCTTCATCGTATTCCCTTTGGTACTGACGCAAACATTCAATGCCCTCTGAACACTTCATGGCATCAAACCAAGTCCTAGCTAATGCCATCCTTGATGCTTGTATGCCGTCTTGTAATGACAGATTTGGAACAATTTTAAACGATTCTTTAGGTAATTTGTCAAAAATTTGCTCAATTATGCTCTTTCCGCCACTTGCCAAAGTTTTAGCTTTAGCGTCATGCGGTAGCCAATGTGTGCCATATTCGTAGGGTCGTTCTTTAATTTGGTTAGCGTAATAGATAATTGGTTGCCCATGTGCTTCGTGGTAATCCAATACTCTAATCTCTCCATGTACGACCTGATACCACCATATAGCTGTAGCATCGTTATAGCCTAAGTCCCATGCTGTATGGACAGGGAATAGGTTATCGCACTCAACCTTAGTAATACGCCCTGCATCGGTCAGTAGTCGCATCTCAACGCCATATATAGCCCCAATTATGGAAGCCTCAAATGAACACTCGAATTCTTGTTGATACTGGTCAACAGTCATTAGCTTTAATGCGTCATCCAGTTCTTCTTGGGCTATTATCTTGGTTTGACTAGCCCGTAAAGTCTTGCTATACCATTCATTTGGGTTAAGGTTAGCGTACTGGTAGATGTCGTAAAAGGTATTGTGACCCTTTGGAGTGCCAATAAATACAGCCCAAGTCTTATGCCCATTCATGCCGTTGCGGTCAGTCAATAATGGTCTAATGACTTCGCCCCAAACTTTAGGGCTTCGCATATCTGCGTATTCGTCTAAAACAACCCCATCAAGGTACATACCTCTAAGTGCGTCAGGATTATCTGCACCAAACAAACGAATTCTAGCCCCGTTAAACAATTCGACCCACAATTCGGAGATATTATGTTTAACCCTAGCAGGCTCGCTAAACTGCATGAGGTAATCAAAAGCAATGGCTTTGGACTGGGCGTAGTACGGGCTAATGTAGGCGTATCGGGCATTTGGTTTATCTTCTGTTATGGCTCGCCATATCAAGTCATTAATACACGCTACAGTCTTGCCACAGCGTCTATGAGCCACAATTACAGCCCATCGCTGTTGGCGGTCATGGAAGTCTAGGAATACATCTCTAGGCTTATATAGTTCTATTTTGACATCAGTAAAGTCTGCTACTTCTTCCATGAAACCACATAACGGATAGGTTTATCTTCGCTACCAGTATGTTCAGTACGGGCTAGTTTAGGTACATGGTATTCAGCCACTTGCATAAAGCAATCAAATGCGTGTTTAGGGCCGTATTTAGGGTCATCAGCAATAGCTTCTAGCCACTCTTGGAGCTTATGGCTATTACCATCAACAAAGCGTGCTATGGCTTCTCTAGCCAATGCGGTTGATTTATTAGGGCTACCAGCAGGTCTGCCTGCCCCTTTAATATTTTTTAATTGTTTATTTTCCATACTTATCCAAGTGATTGATTAAGTTAGGTTAATTCTACACTACAAACAATGCTTATGCCATGTCCTTTTGGAACTTATTAAAGTGTGTCAGCAAAGCTGCTTTACGCTTCATGCGTTTTTCTTCGTTGCCTACTAACTTACTGGGCTTACCACCCTTCATTGAGAAGTCTAGCTTCTTTGGTTCTTTAGTTTTCATTACATATCCTTTATTTGTTTGGGAAGTTGGGTGGTACAGAAAAATAGCGGTCACCAAACTTCATTACTTGGTAGCCCCTGTCTTGTTCGCCCTGTACTCCCATTTGAAATGTAGGGTGTGCCGCACCTTTTAACATCATGTAAGAGTTTTCGGGCAATCCATAATCCATGCGGTATTGCATAGGTGTCGGGGCTACTGACCCCCAATGTCCTTTATTCTCACCACCTTCTTTCTGTGGTTGCATACCAGCAGCCATAGCGGTTGTATAGTCGTAATCAGCCCCATGCGGGTCAAAGAGTCTAAGCATGGCGGCTAACTTTTGGTTGACCATTACATATCCTTCATTTTATCGGTCAGCATTTGTTTTCTAGTCTTTTTGGGCGGTTTTGCCGTCTTAGCCGACTCAATAAAGTCTTGCTTGCTAGGGGCATCTTTGCTACCAACCTTGTTCATCTTTTCGCCTGAACCCGCCTTAATCCTAGCCCTTTTTCGGTGAATATTTTCGTATAGTCCTTGTTTAGCCACAGTTCCATCTCCTCATGCTTGCTTTTGCTCGTTCAGCGTTCTTGCTGTTTTTTACTACCCCACCCATTCTTGCACAAAAACTAGCTTTTCTGCCTTTATCAGCATCAGTCTTAGGATTTGGGGCGGGGGCTTTTAAATTGGCGTTGTTCTTACGATTGTAGGCTTCACGACCTTTGGCGGTCATACCAGCCCCTTGGTCGGTAGGCAGATAGTTCTTACCCTTACCAGTAGTGGTCTTGGGTATCTGCTTCTCTATTGCAGCACGAATTTGGTCTTGGCGGCTCATTTTAAGAACTTTAACTTGTAGGTCGTAGTGTTAATTAAGTCGGCAATTTCATCAATAATGTTCTGTAGTTCGCTATCTTGGGGTAAATCTTGGCGAGCTTCTTTAACAAAGTTCTGTAAAGATTCCATGTAGCGTAAAGGGTCTTTAGGTTGGTGGTACACATTTGGAAATGCGGTGAACTTACCATAAATACCAGCGTGGGATTCAGCAAAGCTGTCAGTTAAATCTACAATGGCTTCGTAGTATTTTTGCAACGCTTTGTGGCGTGAATAGGAATCCGTTGTGAAATGGAAGAAATGCGTATTAGTCGCAGAATGTAGTAATGTAGCTACAAATAAAGCACAATTTTCCATGCAAACTCCTTGTTTCTAATGATTATAGTCTTTCTTTTCAATTAATCCAATCACTCTTAATGCAGATTCAGGGCTATCCACTCGGCTCAATGGCCCACCTTTCCAATTCGCTATAAACTTTAATTGTTCTGCGGTGAACTTGGCTTTAGCATCTCGTTTTACTTCCATTAAGATAGTTTCGCCATTAAAAGTAACCAGTAAATCGGGTATGCCTTTGCCGACTTTAGATAAGTCATATACATCAGCACCTGCTTGTCTTAGAGTTTTTACTATTTCCGCTTGGTTAGCGTCAGTTCTTTTAGCGTATGCCATTGTTTTTTAACAGTAATCGGTTAAGATATGCTAACTTTACCATTAAAGGTATGTCATGGCAAAAAAAGTGTGTACCGATGAAGAATTTATAACCATTTGGCGAGAGTTTCAATCGCCTGACAAAGTTGGCAAGGCTATAGGACTTAGCACCCGCAATACATTAAAAAGACGCAGAACAATAGAAGATACACATGGCATTCTTTTAGACGCTTTAAAACCTAATGGGATGCCTAAGATTTACAT